CTATTTCCCGCTGGTATCAGCGGGTAGAATTTGCCGCCGAGGTGGACCGCCTCAGCTTAATGGTGGACATTTCCGGGCGGGCGGAACGGTTGCGCCTGGCGATGAAGGCGATCCGGCAAAAGGTTGGCAAGCGGGGCGATCTACTCACCGACAAGGACGTCCTCGACTGGCTGAAGTTTGCCCAGAGTGAGACGGATGGAGCAAGGATCGACATTGCCGGCGCGCTCGATCAACTCTTTGCCGCCCAGTCTGCTGTTTCCCCACCTGTGGCCGGAAGCGGACAAGGTGGAGATTCTACTCCGCCAGCAGAGCAAGGCGGCAAGCCCGTATAGCACATTCAAAACCAAATATCGAAACGACCCAGCAGGGTTCGTCCGGGACTGCATCACCTGGGCCGATGGCGACGGGCCGGCAGGCTATCAGGCGGAGGCGATTGGCGAACTTCCGCGCCGCCGGCGGGTGACGATCCGGGGGCCGCATGGCCTGGGCAAGACATCCCTGGCGGCGTGGGTGGTCCTGTGGTTCGCGCTGACCAGGGACGGCGACACCGATTGGAAAGTACCGGTGACGGCCAGCGCCTGGCGGCAACTCTCGCACTTCCTATGGCCGGAGGTGCACAAGTGGGCGCGGCGCCTGCGCTGGGAGGTGATAGGCCGGCAGCCGCTGGACGAACGGACAGAACTGCAAACGCTGAACCTCAAGCTCTCGACCGGCGAGGCGTTTGCCCTGGCGTCGGACAATGCGGCGCTGATCGAAGGGGCGCATGCATCAGCACTTTTATATCTCTTCGACGAGAGCAAGACGATACCGGGCGAGACGTGGGACGCAGCCGAGGGGGCCATGTCTGCCGGCGACTGTTACTGGCTGGCTATCTCTACCCCCGGTGAGCCGAACGGGCGATTCCACGACATCCATTCCCGGAAGCCGGGATTTGAGGACTGGTGGGTCCGGCACGTCCGGCTTGAGGAAGCGGTTGGCGCCGGGCGCATCAGTCCGGAATGGGCAGAGCAGCGCAAGCAGCAGTGGGGTGAGAAGTCGGCGGTTTACCAGAACCGGGTGGCCGGCGAGTTTGCCGCCAGCGAGTCGGACGGGGTAATACCCCTGGCCTGGGTAGAGGCGGCCAATCAGAGGTGGCTGGAGTGGCAGGAGGCCGGAAAGAAGCTGACCGGGCCGATGACGGCGGTCGGGGTAGACGTGGCCAGGTCGGGAGAGGACAAGACGGTGATGGCCCTGCGGTACGGTTGGATCATCAGCTCGCTTAAGCGATTCTCCAGAGAGGACACGATGCAGACAACCGGGCGGGTGGTTGGAATTCTGGACGCTCACGGCGGCAAGGCGCTTATCGACGTGATCGGCATCGGGGCCGGGGTATTCGACCGGCTAAGAGAACAGGGAAAGAAGGTCGTGGCCTTTAACGCAGCGGAGGGCACGGCCAAACGGGACAGGTCGAAAGAACTCGGATTCGTCAACTGCCGGTCGGCGGCGTGGTGGGCGATGCGGGAGATTTTGGAAACGGAGCCGGTCGCCCTGCCGCCGGATGACCTGCTGACCGGGGACTTGACGGCGCCGCATTGGCGGGTAGTGAGCGGGGGTAAGATTCAGGTGGAAGGGAAAGACGAGATCCGCAAGCGGATCGGGCGGAGCACAGACGACGGCGACGCGGTGGTCCAGGCGTTCTGGGACGCGCCGGCCGGCTGGGTGTGGAAGGGGTAAGCCATGACAAAACGACGAACCAAAATAGAACCGAGCGACCGGGCCATCATCGCGGCTGGCGAAGCGGCGGTCGAGCGGGCGCAAAAGACCTTCAGCAAGCAGCCGCGCTTCACACCCGACAGCTCCGATCGGGTAATGTCCGGGATCATGTACTGGATCAAGCAGCGTGAGATCCAGCAAGTCCCGTACCAGGCAGACAGCCGGGCGCGGGACCGCTGGCTGCGCGACTTCTGGAAGCTCGAGCCGCACTGGTCTGGGGTCCTCAATTCGATTTGCCTGGTGGACTCGAACCGGGGATGGACACTGACCGGTGGGCGCAATCAGGTCTACCGCTACATGGACATGCTGCACGACGCCGAGGGCGGCCAGGGCTGGCGGACGCTGATGAAGCAGGAGGCATTGTCCTACCACACCGCCGACATGTGCTCGGTGTGGGAGCTTGGCAGGGATGGCCCCGGCGGCCCCCTGCGGGCGCTATACCACGTCGATCCGGTGCGTTGCCGGCTGACGGGCCAGAGCAAGACGCCGCTGGAATACACCCCGGCGTCGGGAACCATGCAGAAATGGGGGCCGTCCGATTTCTTTCGGCTGGTGTCGATGCCGTCCAATGACGAGAGCATGAACGGCCTGGGGTTCTGCTCTACCTCGCGGGCGGTGGAGATCGTCACCCTGCTCTACTCGGTCCTGTTGCACGACCAGGAAAAGCTGGGGGCCAGGATGCCGCAGGGCCTGCTGCTCCTCCAGGGGGTGAGCGAGACCCAGTGGCGCGATGCCCTGGCCGCCAGGCGTGAGGCGCTCGACGCAGAGAACCGCGCCCGCTTCGGCGGGGTGATGGTCTTTGCCCAGGAGGGCATGGAGCAGATCGACGCCAAGATCGTGGCGCTGTCGTCCCTGCCCGACAACTTTGACCGGAAGACCTTCCTCGACCAATGCCTGTACGCCTATGCCCTGGTCACGGGCTACGACCCTCGCGAGTTCTGGCCGGTGAGCGGCGGCCAGCTCGGGACGGCGACCGAAACCGAGACGCAGCACATGAAGGCGACCGGGAAAGGCGGCATGGATTTCGTGCTGTCGGTCCAGGAGCGGCTGCAGCGCGAGTTGCCGGATACCATTGAGTTTCAGTTCGAGCAGCGCGACGATGCCGGCTCGATCATGGAGGCCCAGGTGGCCCAGGCGTGGGCGGAGGTAGCCAAGACGCTGCACGAGGCGGGGCAGGCGGCCAACGACCCGCTCCTGGACAAGCAGCATGCCCTGTCGCTGCTGGCCGATCATGGCGTCATCCCCCCGGAGTGGACCGAGATGGAAGAGGAAACCCACGCCACGGATACAGCCGAGCCGAGCGGGACAGAGCCGGAGGCGGAGGCGGCCTTGGCAACCGAGCGGGTGCGGCGGGCAATGGACAAGTTCCCCGACGAGGCCATTGTCCAGTACCGCTGGCCGTCGGAGCGGGTGCGAGTGCTGCGGGAGGCGACCCATAATCTTCCTGTACTCGTCCCCGGCTGGCGGCAGGTAAGGCGAGTGACCATTAACCGCGCCGACGACATCCTCTACAAGTCGGGCGACGTGGTGATCACTCAGGCCGACGTCGACCGGGCCATCGCGGTGGGGCGCAAGCGGACGGGCGACGAGTTCGCATCGCTGCTGACCGCGCAGGAATACGTGGAGCCGAAATGAGCTGGACCTGGGACAAGGCAATCGCCCGATATCGCGACCAGGAGACGGGCCGCTTCCTGAGTTCAGAGCGGGTCCTGGAATATGTCCAGGAGTCTATCGGCAATGGCTACCCGGCGATGGACCAGCTCGCGGGGTATGTCGCCAACGGGACGATCAACGCCGATACCTGGGAGCTTGCTCTTAGAGATGAAATCCGCCAAGAGTACATCCGCCAGTATTTGTTAGGAGTTGGCGGCGAAGGGCAGATGACCAAAGCCGACTGGGGCAGCATAGGCGGCATGTTGAAAGAACAGTATCACCCCTACCTGGACGATTTCCGCAAGGCCATCGAATCAGGGAATCTGAGCGAGGCGCAGATCGCGGCCAGGGCGAGGATGTATATGAACTCGGCGCGGGAGGCGTTTGAGCGGGGCAAAGCAAAGGCAGCCAAGAGAGCAGGGCAAGACGAGGTAAGTTGGAACGTCGATGCCTCTGTCGAAAATTGCCCAGACTGCCTTGACTTTCAGGCGCTTGGCTGGCAGAAGGTAGCGGACAATCCGTATGACGGGGCCTACCCAGGATCGGGAGCTACGGCATGTATCGTGCAGTGCCATTGCAATTTGGATTACCGAAAAGCAGAACAGAAGGGGGAAGCATGACACTACGAATAATTGAAAACGGACAGGGCGGGTTTACCGCCACGGACGGCATGAGGCGGGCCACGCTCATGCGGTGCGGACGCTGCCACCAGCCGATGATAGGCGACCCGACGCCGGAACTCCAGGCCGCCGGCGTCAAGGCCATGTTTGGCGTGGTCGCGCCGGGAGGTCTGCTGCTGTGCACCGAATGTCTAAAACTCGAACAGGGGGAGATGGAAGATGTCGCAGAACGGGGATAACGGAAAAGGGGACGGGCCGGCGGAGCCGCAGCCGCAGGTCATCGCCAGCATCCTGGTGATGCCGAATGGAACACTGGGACTGTCCGCGTCGAAGGGAATAACGGGGCGGGTTGAGTTTTACTTGTCCGCAGTTGACCTGCTGACCGGATGGGCGCGTGAAACAGTGCAGGATGATGGGACGGCCACGCTGTGCTTTGACGTGATTGGGGCGGCGGTCAACGGACTGGCAAGGCACATCCAGAATCGGAACCGGGCCAAGATTCTCAAAGCGCCGCCGGGAATGCGGGTGCCGAGGGTGAAGCAATGAGCACTGGGGTATTCTTTCCAGGAGAGGGCGGCAGGGATTCCAGGTTGTGCATGGACTGTTTCGAGGAGACCGATCATCAGCGTGGCCTATATGTCCTGCCCGACGGTATCTTTATTGTCAGTAGGTGCACGAGGTGTCATAGGATAAGCGAAGACACGTCGGTACTCGGCAAGCAGTTTGACCTACTCGCGCGGATCGCGGAGCATCTCGGACTCAGGGTGGAATCATGAACGACCAAACTGTAGCGAGCGACCGGGTTTTCGGCTGGAAGCAAATCCCAAAGCGGGCACCCTTGGCGAGTCCCTACCTTGCCCAGTGCGACTGCGAGGTAGACATTCATGCCGTAAAGGCAGATTGTGGCGCAAGGATTGAGCCGACCGTAATCCTCAACCTGGCATCGAAGCGCCGGATGCGGTCCTGGGTTGCGTGGCGGGTTCTGCGCTTCGCGTTCTGGCTCGGGCGTTTTGACCTGGTGGATTACGGCCACTTGGTGCGGCCAACGCTGAACGAAAAGCAGCCGGCATTGTTTGATGCGTCGAGCATGATGCCTGGCCCTGAGTACGAGCCGCCCACCTGCTGCCCGACGCCGATGGGGTGACGACAATGAGGATCGGCTTCCTGATCTCACACCTGGGCATAGCCGGCAGCGTGCGCCGGGTAGTGGAATTGTCGAACCGGCTGCAACGTCGCGGCCACGAGGTGATCATCTATACTGCAACGGGCGAGACATGCAACTGGCTGACATTGGAAGCGCCCGCCGAGCCGCTGAAAAACATTGGCGGTGACTTTGATGCCCTGATAAAGCTGGGCGGGACAGAGTTGACGCCGTTTTTCGAGGCGGCCAATGCACGGAGAAAGATCACCTACCTGCTCGGGATCGGGCCGGATACCGATGGCCTGATAGCCGACATGGTGCGTGGTATCCAAAAGCCACAAAACAGGCGGATAGCCGAGACAGTCGCCGCCATCCGTGAGGGCCGGACTATCGCCAACTGCACGGCGATCAGCCGCTGGGTCGAGGAAATATCGGGGCTGCCATGCCCGACCGTGCCGGGTGGAGTGGACCTCGACACATTCAAGCCTGGCCCCAAGCAGTCATTTCTGGTGCTGGGGGGTGGGTGCAAGAAGGGCACCGACGGGACACAGGACATTCTGGACGCCAAGAAGATCGTGATCGAAGCCGAGCCACGGGCCGTGTTTGCGTTCTACTTCTACCTGGGGCTCAGCCAGCCGGAACTGGCCGCGCTGTATGGTTCGGCGGACGTGTATGTGGACGCCCACCACGGCGGCGGATGGAACAACGCGGTAGTCGAGGCGATGGCCTGCCAAACGGCGGTCGTCTGCACTGACATCATGGGAAACGAAGACTTTGCGATAGACGGCGAAACGGCGCTGGTCGTGCCGGCTGGGGATGTGGACCGGCTGGCCGAGGCGGTGCTGCGGCTGCTCAAGGAAGGGGAATTGCGGGTGCGGTTGGCGCGGAATGGCCGCCGGCACGTGCAACAGTTCACCTGGGACCATGCAACGGATTGCTTTGAGGCGGCGGTATGCGTATCTGCATAACGGGTAGTGCTGGATTTATAGCCTCCCACCTGGTGGACGCACTCCTCGCCGCCGGCCATGACGTGATCGGCGTAGACGACTATAGCGCCGGCAAGTCCGACAACCTGCACGACGCCCGGCAATCCCCGCGCTTCACCGAAGTCGCCGCCGACGTGCTGGAACTGCCGGCGGGGTTCTGTCAGGGGGTGGAGGTCATCTTCCACCTGGCCGCCGTGAAAAAGACACGCAGCCTGGGCGAGCGCGATCTGGCGGTCAATGCGCTGGGAACCTTTAGGATGCTGGAACAAGCGCGGGTGCATGGCTGCCGGTTCATCCACGTCTCTACCGGGTCGGTGTATGGCCGGCCGGTTGGCATTCAAGACGAGAATCACCCGCTGGACCCGGTATCGTTTTATGGTGTGTCGAAACTGGCCGGCGAGCGGTACGCGATGGTCTACCGCCACCTGTATGGGCTTCCGGTCACAGTCCTGAGATACTGCCACGTCTACGGCCCCCGGCAAGACGCGGGAGAGCATGGCGGGGTGGTAGCCATCTTCACCCGGAAGATGCTGGTCGGCGAGCCGATCACCATCCACGGCGACGGGACGCAGATGCGCAGCTTTACCTACGTCGGGGACGTGGTGCGGGCGACGGCGTGGGCCATGAACAACTCAGTTGCCACGGTGGGAAAGGTGTTCAACGTGGCGTCGGGGGTGCATACCAGCATCTACGCGATGGCTCAAAAGCTGGCCGGCATCATCGGGATCGAGCCGGTTATCGTGTACGACGACTGGATGCCAGGGGACAGCCGGGAGTTCAACGTGTCGAGCCAGAGGTTGCAGGGCCTGGGGTTTCGTTTCGAGACCGGCCTGGACGACGGGTTGGCAAGGACGGCGGAGTGGTTCAGATGCGCGTCCTAGTTCTGTGCGCCCACCCAGACGACGAGTTCGGCTGTGGCGGCACGATTGCAAGGTTTGTCGAGGAGGGAGCGACAGTCTCTTATGTCGCGTTTTCCAGGTGTCGGGATTCTCTGCCAGAGGGGTATAACCTGGGCCTTGAGATGCTGGAATCAACAAAGACCCTGGGGATAGAGAATCCCAAACTTTACGATTTTCCTGTCCGGTGGTTCCAAATGTATCGGCAGAACATCCTGGAGAAACTGATCGAGTTGAGAGACGAAGTGAAGCCCGACCTCGTGTTGCTGCCGAGCCTGTTGGATGTTCACCAAGACCACGCAACCCTGGCGGCGGAGGGACTGCGGGCATTCAAACTGACTTCCATGCTGAGTTATGAACTGCCGTGGAATACCTTGAGTTTCCAGAACACCTGCTTCATCCGGCTGGAAGAGCGGCACGTTGAGAGGAAGATCGCAGCATTGGCAACCTACAAGTCGCAGGCGCATCGGACCTACTCGCGCCCGGAGGTGATGCGCAGCCTGGCGGTGATACGGGGGATGCAATCGGGGAATGCCTATGCCGAGATGTTCGAGGTCGTGAGGCTGATGGTATGATAGAACCGACTTGGCAGGGTGAGGGGATAAGCCTCTACACCGGCGATTCGCTGATCGTCATGGCGGACTTTGCGCCAGATAGTTTTGACAGCATCGTGACCGACCCGCCCTATGGATTGGAGTTCATGGGGAAGGAGTGGGACAAACTCGCCAAGCCAAAACCGGGTAACATTGGCGGGTTTGCCGATGGAAACAAGCCGAGTTTCGAGCGGGTGAAGCGATACCTGCCCGCCATGCAGGAATGGCACTATAATTGGGCCGTCGAAGCCCTGCGCGTTGCCAAGCCGGGGGCGCGCCTGCTGGCATTTGGCGGGACGCGCACCTGGCACCGGCTGGCCTGCGCGTTGGAAGATGCCGGCTGGGAGATTCGGGATACGATCATGTGGGTATATGGCAGCGGGTTTTCCAAGAGCCACGACATCAGCAAGGCGATTGACAAGATGGCCGGGGCCATTGGGGTACAGGCACATGGGTTCAACACGGCAGGCGGAAAAGAAAACTACGACGCGCAAGACAAGAGTTTCCGTTCTGATTATGGCTATAGCTATGCACCCGCCACCGATGCCGCCCGCCAGTGGGAAGGCTGGGGGACGGCGCTCAAGCCGGCATGGGAGCCGATCATCGTCGCCCGGAAGCCGGTCAACTGCACCGTGGCCGAGAATGTGCTGCAGCACGGGACAGGAGCCATTAACATAGATGCCTGTCGGGTACAATTCGCAGATGACGCCGACGAACACGAGGCGAAGGGTAAGAATCAGCACGGCGACTTTGGCAGCGGGCCAATGACGAATCAGGTGTTTGGTGAGTTCAAACAGGACCGGGCCAATTATGACGCGCCAGGCCGCTGGCCGGCGAACCTGATCCATGACGGCAGCGACGAGGTGATGGCGCTATTCCCACAATCGAGCGTGACAGGCAAGCGGAGCGATGATAGCCGGGCGGCAGTTGTCACCATGACGAAATGGCTAACAGATAACCACTCGTCCGTGGAGTATGGAGGCGACACCGGATCTGCTGCCCGCTTTTTCTACTGCGCCAAGGCCAGCCGGCAGGACAGGGATGAAGGGCTGGAGGGGATGGCGGCGCAACGCATTGGACACAACCTGAGCACGAATGCTTGTGCCAGGTGTGGCAAACGAGTCAAGCACAACGGAAGCGGTGATGGCTGTGAATGTGGAGACTTGCGGGAAACAATCAAGCTACCTACGGCCAGTCGCAACCACCACCCGACCGTCAAGCCCACGGCGCTGATGCGCTATCTGTGCCGGCTGGTAACTCCGCCGGGGGGTGTGGTGCTCGACCTGTTCATGGGCAGCGGGTCCACTGGAAAGGCGGCTGTGTTGGAGGGGTTCCGGTTCGTGGGGATCGACACCGGCGCGGAGTATGTCGATATCGCCGTCAAGCGCATCAAGCAGGCGCAAGCGCAAATGAGGATGCCACTATGAAAGCCAGCGAGATTGCCGGCCTGGTAAACGGGACGCTCGTAGGCGATGACCGCGGGGTAACGCGACCCTGGCCGCTGAGAGACCCAGGACCCGGCGACGCCATTACGTTCTGCGCTTCCAACAATGCAGAATTGGTCCGCAACACAACCGCCGGGGTCGTGGTCTGCCGCCAGTCCTTCCCCGTCGAAGGCAAGACGCTGATCGTCGTGGATAATCCCCGGCTGGCGTTTGCCAGAATCCTGTGTGACATGTTCGCACCACGGCGGCCGGCCAGTTTCATACACCCGTCAGCAATCATCTACCCCAACGTCCAGATCGGGGAGCGGGTCATCGTCCACGCCAACTGCGTGATCGGCGTCGAGGGATTTGGCTACGTGCGCAACGAGCGGGGCGAGCTGGAATGGTTTCCCCACGTCGGCGGGGTGGTCATCGGCGACGACGTAGAGATCCACCCCTTCACAAACGTCGACCGGGGCGGGCTTGGCGATACAACGATCGGCCAGGGGACCAAGATCGACAAGTTTTGCCACATCGGCCACAACGTCAGGATTGGCCGGCACTGCCTGATAGCCGCTCGGACAGTCCTGGCCGGCAGCGCGACGATTGGCGATTACGTCACCATCTGGGCCGGGGCGTTGATCCGCAACTCCATCACCGTCGGGGACCGGGCGACCATCGGCATGGGTTCGGTTGTGGTCAAGGATGTGGAGGCGGGGACGCTGGTCATGGGCCACCCTGCCAGGCAGGTGTGAGATGTCAGGCGAGCAACTTAACTGCCCGTGGTGCAAGACGCCGAAAGACAAACGTGAATGCCCCTGCCGGAATAGGGGGCAAGGTGCTATGGAAGGAAGTCCGGGACAATGAAAGCAGCAATGGTCAAGGCAATCTATAGCCTCCTGAACCTGTGGCCCCTGCGTTGCCGCCAGTTGGGCTACTGGTGCGAGTGGGTCTATCCTTATGGTTTTGTACCGGAGGCAGGATGTCCAATCCACGACTAGAGCCGACTGAGGATGTCGAGGTCGTCAACTCCTGGCTGATCGTGGACGGCTGCAAAGTAGCCAAAGTCCCCAGGCCGGGCGTCATCGCTTTCCACGACAAGGACCGACGGCGATGCTCGAAGCGGGGGAATGACCAGCCGTGCGCGACGATTGAGACGATCGTCGCGGCGGTGACGGGGGAAACGGAAAAGGTGGAATGATGAAACAGAAGGTGCTTGCATTTCTATTTGGTTTTCCTATCTGGATGCACCAGATTGGATACCGTCTATTTGGCAAGGTGATTGTCAGGTATCATGATTCCGAAACGAGGTCAGTGTTGCGCTATTCCATTCGCAACGGGACCGAGTTCAAGTAGTGAAAAAGGGGGAATGATGGGCAAAGTAAAAGAGATCGGCATTATCCAACGAATAGTGGTGGATGCCGAAATAGCAGACGAAATAGAGTGGCTGAATGAACAAGGCGTCCGAACCGAGGGCAGTTGCTCGGGCCATGGGGAGGAACTGCCCACCGCGATGATAACACCGTCGTCGGTAGAACGGGCGCGTAAACTAGGCTATATGCCACGCATGAAAAACAACGGCCTGTTCGAGATGACACTGCTCGGTTTGAAGGGGGAAAGAAAGACAGACTATTTGGAGCGAGCGCGAAAGTGCCTGAACCACCCGGACAGGATTCCGCCAGAAACAGTAGTGGCCTACGCCCTACTCGACATAGCGGAGTCCTTGCGGACTATCGCCGGCGAGACTCTCGTACCGACCGGGCTGGACGAATTGGACATACAGCGCATCGGCGAGTGGATTCGGGACCATGCCAATCATAGCTGACAAGGAAACTATGGACATGCTGCACCGATTCGAGGAGCGCACCCTGATTAACTGCCTGACGCACGGCCATCGGTGGGTAACATTCGACGGACAGCCGACCATCTGCGCATCGTGCGAAATTACCAAGGAGAGGTGGGACAAGCTGTCGGAGGAAATGAGGGCGGCGGCCAAGGTCATAGAGGATGACTTTTTATCAAACCTGAGGATGCTTGGCTGATATGACGGGAGAGACGGAAGGGGGAATGATGGCAAAGGACAAAAAGACGCATGGGCCGTGGGACCGGCTGCGTTCGTGGCTATTTCCAAAGAAGGAAGAAGAGCCGCCGGCCGTCGTGGTCTCTGTCTGCGTTATGGGCACAGACGAGGCCATGGAACAGCTTGACGAATTGGCCGGGTGCTTCAGGAAGTTGGACGTTGAACTCGACCGGGTTATCGCCAAGTCTGCAAAAGCAAAGGCGGCGCTGGATAGTATTTTCGAGTGCCCAGGCGGTGAGGCGTTGCGGGCTGAACTAGAGGCCGCCAGGTCAAAAATAGATGACATGAGAAGCGATCTCATGGACGATTGATGCGAAAATCATGCTGACAGAGATCGAGAAGGAGCGCCGCATAGAGATTGCCAAACAGCACATACGGGACAAGGCCACGGCTGCCGGTATTCGATTCGACCCGTCCGAACTCATCGCGGCAGAAGAGATCGACGGGACGATCACGGTGCTACTCAGGAGTCACGTAATCTCGCGGATGGACGAAGAGGGCAAGCAGGTCATAGAGAATAGCCCGCTGGCATGGTGGGCACAGCCGCGCGACGGGCCGGGCCGCATCGCCCTGCTTACGCCGTGGCTGGTTGAGACTATTTCCCCGGAAATACCGCATGACCACTGACCCCACGATAGCCGTCTGCCTGACCTGTCCATTGCCGGATTGTATGGAGATATTCGGCGATGCGAAGGTCGAGGCGATGCGGCCCAGGGCTTGCCCGCTGCGGTACGAGCGCACCCACCAGCACAAGTACGCCATAAGCCAACGGGGGCGGGACAGGAGCCGGGGCCGGTCGCGGAGGTGGAGAATTAGAAACGGATTGACAAGCAGGCGCGACATGGTATAATAGAGCCACCAAGAGAGGGCCGCATGGTGCGTGCGCACACACCTGGGCGGCATCACGTCTAAGGCCCCCCTCTGGCTAACTGAATAGCACCGCGAGAGCCATTGAGCCGTTCATTCCGCTTCGCAGCGGGGGACGGCTTTTTGTCGTCTTGGCGTGAGCCCTTGAGCCGCTTACCGGATTTCGTCACCGGTGGGTGGCTCTTTTTGTTTTGCAAGGGGGTGCAAGATGAAGCGGTTAATCCTGGCGTTGGTGTTGATCGCGCTGGCCCTGTGGCCGGCTGTGGCGCTGGCCGCCGATGGCTCTGAGCCGCCGGCCTTCGACGCCTTCCTAGAGGCGCTGGCCGGCCCGCTGATCGCGGCGGCGGTGGCGCTGGCGCTGTCGGTCGTGGTGGAGTACGTGCCGAAATACGAAAAGCTGGATCCGAAGTGGAAGCGGCTGCTCTTCTTTGGCCTGTGCCTGTTCGTGCCAATCGCCGCCGTAACGCTCCGGGGACTGCTAGGATATGCAGCCTGGTCGTTCGACCCGCTGTACTGGCGCGCGATCTGGAACGGGATGGGCGCTGCGGGGGTGGGGACGCTGGCGCATATTCGCAAACTATAGATGGGCGCCTTTAACTTCCCGCTGCGATGGCCGATGTATGTCGTTCTGACCGTGATCGCGGCGGTTGGGCTGTGGTTTGGAAGCGGCTTCCGGGCAAGAAAGGCCGGGGAGCAGTTGGAGCTTCAGGACGTCGTGTTTCGGGGTCCTGAAGTCCTGACCATTCTCTACGGCGCGATCTCGATAGCTCGCACGGTCTGGATATGGATCGACCCGGCTGGTAGTTTTGCAGTCAGGGTCCTGGAAGACCCGCCCGGCAACGCGATTCTGGCGGCCTACTGCAACGGACTGGCGTTGGCCTGGGTCAGCGCCTACGTGCTGTTGCAATATCTGAGGAGACACGCTATTGCATGACGCTCGCAGACGCACTAACCATCTTTGGACCTTACATCGTGGCAGGGTTGGCGCTGCTTGGAACCGCTTATACCATCCGCAGCCAGCGGGGAAAGTCGAAGGGAGACGCCAGCCTGAGCATGGCGTCGGCGAGTTCCTTGACCATCGACGATCTGATGCAACAGATTACGGTGCTCAACGTGCGGACGGCGTCAATGCTGTTGACGGCAGCCGATTCCAAGACAGCCGCAAAGCGCAGCCTGGAACTTGTAGCCAGGCTGCTGCAGGGAATAAACGTCCTGCTGACTCAAGTGAGGATGGCCGGGCTATCGCCGGACTGGATACCAGACCCGGAGATCGAGAGGCTGGTGGCGTTGTGCACCGAGGAGTCCGACAGGTTGGCCATACCAAAGATCGTACTCAATAAAGACAGTGGCACAAACCCATAGGAGAGATGCCATGAAACTATCCGAATTGTGGGACAAAATCCAGGCGCTGTTCAAGGGCGCGATGGACGAAGAGACGCCGGAAGAGGCGCGGGCGATCAAGGACGTGGATAGCTGGGATGGTTCAGCCGCGCAGTATGCCTCGACTGAGGAGTATTGCGGCGCGGCGTTGATCGATGTCAACTCCGCAGCCGGTCGGGACACGAAAGCGCAAGACCACTGTATGCTGCCTGTCCGGGGGCCTGGCGATTCCGCCGATACCTACGTCCGGCAGGGAGTCCACGGCGCAGCGCAGCGGTTCGGCCAGGTCAAGAAGCCGGACGACGTGCCGCAGGCCGACTGGGACAAGGCGGTCAAGGCGGCGGCCGGAAAGCTGATCTCGGCCTATGGCCAGATGGACGAGGCCGCGCCAGATTCGCTGTACGAGGCCGCCGGCAAGACGAAGCCGGAGCGGGCGGTGGGGATGCAGCAGGTCTGGGAACAGCTTTACCTGAGCCTGGATACGCGCAACCAGGCGACGGGCGGCTACTCCTGGCCGGTTGACATCTACTCCGACGCGGGCGAGCTGTACGCCGTGGTCGCAGAGGGGGGCCGGCTGTACCGGGTGGCGTTGGCCGTTACCGGCTCGACGCTGACGCCCGGCGAGTGGACCGAGGTGGTCGTGGAGCATACGCCGGCAGAGCGAACCGTCGTGTCCCGCCAGGCAGACGGGTCGTATCGCTGGCTAGGAATCTCGGCAACGTCGGTCCTGAACCACGTCGGGGAGATCGACAGCCGGGACCTGTTCGACCGGTTCGTCGAGCGAGCGGCGAGCGGCGAGTTCCCTCAGCGCGATTTCTATCACCTGGAGGATGCGGCCCTCGTCGGGAGGTGCGACTTTCTGGCCAGGGACGGCAACGTGCTGATCAGCTCGGGCGTGTACTATGACACGCCCATTGCTCAGGCGGTCCGCCGCGCGACCGAGGCTGGGGAGACGAACGGCGACAGCATCTCCTACGAGCCGAGCGGGCCGGCGGAGCTGGTCGAGGTCGCCGATGGGGTCAAGCTCCCGGTCTACCGTGACGGGGTACTGAAGTTCATCTCCGCTCTGCCACAGGACAGGGCGGCAAGTCTATTCACCGCGACGAGGGCGGTGAGGGAGGTTAACAGGATGCGAGACGAAGTAAAGTTGGCCCTGCTGGGCCTGAAAGAGCACGGCCTGGACGATGACACGATTAACGCGATCATCGGCCAGGTGGACAGCGCCAACCGGGCCATCGACGAGGGCGGGCTGATCACCAGGGGCGCGCCGCCGGCTGAATCAACGCCGGCGCCGACCACGACAGTCGTCAACGTGGCGCCGGCTCCGGTAGAGCTGGTCCTGGATGACGCGGCGCTGGCCGAGGTGGCCAGGACGGTATTCGACTCGGAGTCGTGGCAGCAGATGATCGGCCTGCGCGCCGAAGTGGACGAGCTGAAGGCTGCGCTCGAGGCGGCCAACGTCAGGGCGGCCAACGCCGAGCAGGTCGTCGCTGAGCGCCTGGTCAAGCTGGAGCGCGCCGACGACGACAAGCGGCGGGAGTGGGTCGCCGACTTGCCCCGGCAGACGCAGCGGGTGACCTACCGGCCACGGGAGGCGCATGCCGCCGACGAAGACGAACTGGATAGCGAGGCCATCGCTCAGGCAACGCTGTCCAAAGTACCCGGCAGATACTAGGCCGGGAATAATAATAATCAGGAGGTATCAATGAAACTGAAAACGCGTGACACGACAGACATGACCCTCAGCAACGTGGCGACGCCGTTCGGTTGCTGCAACTTTTTCGACCACTGCACCGAGGAGATCATGACCCTGCACTATGCCGGGCAGCTCCCACTGCTCGACTGGATGTCGTTCAACGTCTCCAACGAGTGCTACCGGTCGGTGGAGTTCATCACCTACGTCCGGCCCGACCGGACGTGGATGGTGGCCCCGGGAATGCAAGAGCAGATGCGCTTCATCCAGGTCCCGACAGCCGGCCATATCGCCGACGCCTGCGCCGATCCTCACGGCATCGAGTGGGGCTCGTGCAAGCTGACCGTCGAGGACTTTGGCCGCTACGGCCGCATGGGTCCGACGCGGGCCATCATGCAGCCCAAGTTGTGGTGCAAGACCGACCCTCGCCGCCGGCTGGACGGCTCGCCGGTCACGACGGAGATGGAATGGGATCAGCGGTTCGTGACCGACGTGATCCTGCAAGACATCTCCAGCGCGGTGATCACCGGCAACGCCGCGAGCGCCGGCATGTTCGACGGCCTGGAGCAGTGGGTTGCGACCGACTATGAATGCAATCCGCTCAACTCCATCGTCATCAACTGGAACGGCAACCCGATGGCCGGCGGCAACGGCATCACCTGGAACGGCGCAGCCATCGCCAACACGTTTGACTTTATCGACGTGCTGCTGGCGGCCTACCGGCGCATCCGGCAGCGGATCTCCTGGTCGCCCGTGCTGCGCAATCAGCAGATGCGCCTCGGGGACATGATCATCCTCATGCCGACCAGCATGATCCCCTGCTTGCTGGACTTTTTCACCTGTTGGAGCGTGTGCGCGGACAGTGACGACAACGGCAACTTTGGCGTTGCGATCCTGTCCTACGAAGCGCGCGCCTTCCGCGACCAACTGCTGGGCGGGCTGTTCGGATTCGGCCAGATCACCATCGAGGGTTTCCCGATCCCGATCCTGGGCTACGACTATGAGCTGATCAAGGGCCCGCACACCGGGGACATCTACCTGCTGACCGGCTCGATCGGCGGGGTGCGTATCTGGGAAGGCGAGCACCTGAGCGCCGACGAAGCGGCGGCGCAGTTCGGCGACGTTGGCTACTGGTCGTCCGACGGCGGGCGCATCCTGTGGTACAAGGCGGTCGACAACGAGTGCTACCACCTGAAGGGGTGGATGCACCCGAGGCTGTTCTGCCTGGCGCCCTGGGCACAAGTCCGCTTCCAGTCGGTGCGCTGCGAGGTGCCCGGCGGCTTCCTGAGCGCAGACCCGGAGGACACCTCGTTCTACCCGGAAACGTCCTTCTCTGTGGCCGAGTGCCCGTAACACTGATTGACTGAGTTGCAAAATCCGGGGGGTGGTGGGAGCCATCCCCCGGAAAAGGGGGAATGTTGGTAGAGAACCTGACGGCCCTGGTTCCGTTTCGCAACGGGCACGAATGGCTGCCGCGCCTGCTGGCATCGCTGCCGGCGGACCTGCCGGTCATCGTCGTCGATGACCATTCGGATACACCGCTGGAACCAAGCGACCGTTACCGGCTGCTGAGGCCGAAAGAGCGGGGATACTTCACCGGGGCGGTCAACGTCGGGATGTCTGCTTGCGACACCGATGTACTGATATTGAACCAGGACGCGGAGCTGCGCGGCGATGCGTGGCTTAATCTGATCCTTAAAAAACGCAAAACCTACGCCATGATCGGCGAGCGGATCGGCGGAGTCCATCCGGCCTGGCCCAATGGTTATATCCACGGTACATTCACCTACATTCGCCGCGATGCGATCCGGGCGATTGGGTACATGAACGCCGCCGACTATCCGCTGTGGGGCTCAACCTGCGAGTATCAGGTGAGACTATGCCGGCGAGGGTTCAAGGTGCTGCCGCTGGTGAAGGTGCCGGGGATGATCCACGACCGACCGGGCAAGTTCGGCGCGGCCATCACCGAGGCGCTCAAGCAAGAGGGAAAAAGGGACCTGTTCATCCGCACCCCGCCAATGGTATCTGTGATCATCCCCTGCTTCAATTACGGCAAGTACCTGACGGACTGCATCCGGTCGCTGATCGGCGGCGACACCTGCCTGGGACCGATGCCAGGGCAGACCTTCCAGAGCTTCGAGGCGATCATCGTGAATGACGCTTCGACAGACAACACGGCCCGGATCGGGGCCAGGCTGGACAATCCCTGGCAGGGGGTGCGCTACATCCGCCTTGGAGCGAACGGTGGCACGGCGGCGGCGATCAACGCCGGGGTACGGGCATCCATCGGGCGCTATGTGACGGTTCTATCGGCAGACGACATGGCCGAGCCGTGGCACCTGGAGTCGCTGCTGAGAACGTGTCAGGCCAACCCGCACAGTGTAGCGTTTGGAGAGTTCAATCTGTTCAAACGGGGACAGCGGTTTGAGGTACTGAAACTGCCAGGGTACGACTTTGAGCGAACGCTCTACAAAAACGGGATGGGCACCAGCATCATGTATCCACGGCGGGCGTGGGAGGAGGTCGGCGGCTATCCCGAGATCATGAAAGACGGGCGCGAAGACTGGGCCTTCAACGTCGGCCTGGGAATCAAGGGCTGGTGCGGGGTGAAGGTCGAGCCGCCGGAAGGGCCGGGTTACCTGGGACGGCGGGAGGGGCACAACCGCAGCCTGTGCAATGCTGGCCCAGGATGGCGCAATGCGTTCATGGCAAAAATGATGGCGCTCTATCCGAGCGTCTACCAGGGAGAGAGACCAGAGATGTGTTGTGGCGGTGGTAGAAAATCGGCCAAGCCGGCACCGAAGGGAGCCGGCAAGGGGGTTAACGTGAAAGGGTTTCAGATGCCGGGGCAGGATGGGCTGGAATTGCTGGAATACACCGGCTCCAACTACGGAACGACCGGCTGGTGGGGGCCTGTCACCGGGACGAAATACGACTTTGGCAACAACGACGCGGCGCGGGTCAAGTACGTCGACGTGCGTGACGTGCCGAAGATGTTGCTGCTGTCCGAGGGGACCAAGAACAAACGGCCCATTTTTCGCAAGTACCGGTTGCCGCCAAAGCAAGAGGCGGCGGCGGTCGTTGCCGAGGTGCGGGCGCCAGAATATGTCGAGGCTCCCAGCGCGGCGTATGTCGAGGTCAAGGCAGAGGCAGACATGACGACCATTCCGTGGGTCGAGGTCAAGCCGGTCGTGATTGCCGAGCCGGTCGAGGACTTGACGGCCATCAGGGGCGTCGGGCCGGCTATCGCCGCGAAGCTGCGGGGCCTGGGGTTCTGCACCGTGGCCCAGGTGGCGGCCTATTCAGCAGATGACCTGGCCGGCCTGACCGGCCTGCAACTGAAGCGGGCGGTGGCCATTGTGGAGGCGGCGCGTGGCTGACCCTGTGCGGCTGGCCCTGGCCGCGCTGGCCGTCTATCGCCTGGCGCAGCTCGTGGCAGTGGACGATGGGCCGTTCAAGGTCTTTGACAGGCTCCGGGCGTGGGCCGGGACGATGCCGATTGCCGTGGTCCGGGAAAACCTGGGGGCGCTGGCCCGTTGCCCGTACTGCCTGGGGGTATGGTTTGCGCTTCTGTGCGGGGCGCTGGTCCTGTGGCCCTCGCGGCCCGGCGATGCGTTTCTGGTCGTCCTGGGCCTGGCCGGGGCGCAGGCATTTATGGAGGGGTTCCATGCCAACAGATCCGATTGAGTTTACGAGGGACGCGCCAACCGGCGACCAGCAGCGATGCGGCAACCGGGTGCAGCTCGAGGATGCGAACGCCGCGCCATACGGTCCCGGAAATCCACTGCCGATAGCGCCGGCGCCGGGGGCGTTGACCGTTGTGCAGATTGCCGACGGAGCCGATGTGACTCAGGGCGCCCTGGCGGACGTGGCCGTAACGACCGACGCCGCCGGCTCCGTTTCTGCCAAATTGCGCGGCCTGATCGTCCACATGATCTCGCTCCTGGCCCGGCTCCCGGCCGCGTTGGGTGCGAATGGCGGGCTGAAGATTGAGGGCGTGGCCGGAGGGGTGCCAGTCCCGGTGCATGGCGGGTTAGCCGACAACACGGCAGCGGCCGGCAATCCGATGGCGATTGGGGCGCTGGCAGACGAGACCGCGCCAGGGGCAGCGACAGAGGGACGGCTTGGCTGGCTGCGCATGACCCTCTACCGGCTGCTGCGAATCACCGACGGCCGGGAGCCTGGGGCAGCGGCCCTACATCGCACGATTACGGCACTGTGGGGCAAGCAGCCGCCACTAAGCACGGATGCGAACTGGTCGGCCAACCCCGGCCAACGCAGTCGGGCGCGGTTCCTGACGGATCTGGTTGTGCGGGGCTGCACGGCGCTGCTCGACGACCCAATCATCACCTTCCGGCCCTACATCCGCAACGGTGCGTATGTCGCCGCAGCGGAGACGGTGAGCTACACCCGCTCGCGCCTCAAGGACCTGAATACCATCAAGTTCTTGCACACGCACGACAACGGCGCGAACTACACCGATGACAGCGCGGCAGTGATCGACAACAACGCAGCCACGCAGTCAGACCTGGATGCCCTCGACACGCTCGCCAACCTGGATTACTTTGTCATCGGCGGCCCCGTGCCGTTCATGGGCGCGGCCCTGGACATGGATGCGGCCAACGTCAACGCCAACGCCGCGACACTGGTTGTCGAATACGCCAGCCACGCGACGGCGGGCGTGATAGACGGCTGGACGGCAGTGACGAACCTGACCGATGGTACAATCGCCGTAGCAACCAAGACGCTGAGCGGCGACGGTCAAATCTCCTGGGGCATGCCCGCTGCCGGCGCCTGGGTTGCAGGCACACTGCCTGGCGCAGGAGCGCCCGTTACCAGTTGCTACTGGATTCGTTGCTCGGTATCGGCGGCAATCTCAGCCAACGTGGACGTGGAGGAGTGCGACCTGCTGATGCCCATCCGCGCAGCCATTGACGTGCAGGTGGACGGCGACGACGCGATCCTGACGCTGATGAGCCAGGACGTGGCCGTGACCGGGACGGTGGCCTACAGTGGCTCGATCTATCTGAGCTGGAGGTAAACCATGGCGACTTATATTTTCAAGTGGCGCTTGCTATCCGCTCCCGTCGCCGGCACTGACGGATCGGGGCGGATCGTCCATTCGTTGTCGGTATCCTGCCAGGTTGACGGCGCGGGGTCGTGGACTGAGATCCCGGCGCACGCACGGGAGGTCCAGGCAAAAGCCAGTGACCTCAAGACGGTCATGGATATGCCGCAGGGCACTACCCCAGAAAAGACGGCAAAGGCGCTCGCTTATCGGCGGCTTATCGTAGATTCGTTGCAGCAAACCGTCCTCACGCCAGAAACCAGGTGGAGCGTCGGGGAGCTGGCGCAGTTCATGGACGCCAATCTCTCAGCCACGACAGAGGCAGCGAGGGCGGACACCTTCCTGCGAACCACGATGGGCTACACCTACCCTGTGGACTTTGGGATGTGATGCGATGCCACTGATAAAGGCGAACCTGGTCCCGGCAGGACTGGCTCGCGCCCGATTGGTTGAAACATCGCTGGCGAATCTGCCCGTTTCGGCCCAGGTATCAACCATCTTTCCAGTCTACTATGGCGGGGCTACCTACTACGAGCAGATGGTGTGGATTCCCACGTTCACACATACCGATGTAGCGGGCGTTACGTTCGGAGGGTTCTGGGCAGGGAAGTACATCTGCTCGCAGCCACGGGCCACGGCGAGCAACGACAACCCCGATGTGGCCGACAGCGCCGATCCGGGCAGCGTGCCGGCGATCTCGCAGTACGGCGTGGCCGGGTGGCGCTACATCAACTACTGGTATGCGCGGAAGGCGTGCGCCAACATCGGCGTGGGCTGGCATCTGATGACAGCCTTCGAATGGGCTTCTTTGGCCATGTGGTCGCAGATGATGGGCACGATGCCACACGGTAACAACCGCAACACCAATCCGCCCGCCGATGTGACCTATACGAGCGAGACGGCGCTGCTCGACCTGGCGTGCAACGCCCGAAACGCAGGGTGGTACGCCAATCTTGTCGGTACGGGGCCGGCGACGTGGAACCACAACTGGCAGGCGGACGGCGTATCCGATCTGAACGGCAATATGTGGGAGTGGAACCTGGGCCTGCACCTGCGGACGGCAGACGAAGGGGCCGCTGCGGGCATGCCGCTGGTGCTGGCGTCGCTGAACGTCGGCCTAACCACGTCGCCCTACGGCGCGAGCACGGCTGTCGGGGTGAACTCCCTGACGGACGGGGCCAAGGCCTGGACCGTCAACGAGTTCGCCGGGATGATCTTGATGGACTCTGCCGGCACCCGCCACGCCGTCGCCAGCAACACGGCCACGGTGCTGACGCTGAGCAGCGGATTGACGCCGGCAGCCGGCGCATACGAGATTCTCAAGGCCGTGGCGACTGATATTGTCGCCGGGATGACGAGCGGTCATAGAGTCCTGACGCTGAGAAACGCGGACGCAGACTTGAAGGCATTCGCGCTTCCAGCCACGGCGGACGGGACCGGCGCGGCCAAATACGGCAACGATGTCTACTACTTTGACACCGCCGATCCGGGGTCCGCGCCGAACAACATCCGCTCGGCGCTTCGCGGCGGGGACTGGCACTTTGGCACGAATGCGGGGGTGTTCGCCTTGGCTCTGAATAATGTGCCGTCGCTTGTGGACTACTTCATCTCGTTCCGCTGCTGCAAGTCAATCTGATGTCTGGCTATCTGGGAATCTGGTATCTGAAATGCTGCATGAACTGACCATCTATCAGAAGCTTTACGACCTGATGCTGTACGCCTTTCCCATTGTGAACCGCTTTCCAAAGAATCAGCGGTTCGTACTGGGGCAGCAGATACAGAACTCCATGATAGGCATGGCGACGATGATCGTGCAGGCCAATGCGGAGAAGGACAAGCGGAGGACACTGTGGCAGATCGACGTGGAGTTGGAGAAACTGCGGCTGCTCATCCGGCTGGCAAAGGACCTGAACTTCCTGCCAGTGAAACAGTACGGGCTGATGAGCGAGCGGGCGTCAGAATTAGGTCGCTTGCTGGGCGGATGGACAAAGTCCGCCCAGAAATGATAGGGTTGAGGCTGTAAGCGCTCGGCGCTTCGCGGCGGGCAGTTTTCACAAGCCTCTTGACCCGCTGGTGTGGACGCGATTATGCTTAAACCTCCGCAATGAGGGCGGGGCGGGCGGCGTAGCAGACGACGAAAGCGCGGGGGCGAATGATTGCACCTTTGCCGTCGCGCCAAATGCGCCGGGATGGGGCGGCCTGATGGCGGCAACCGGCCCGGTAGGATGGATAGATTAACTGCAATTGTGAGAGCTAGAGATGCGGGATAAGAAATGGCCTATTTGACGAGCATCAGCACATCGGCGCTGAACAACCAAAACATCGACGCCGCTCTGCTTGTCCACACCTTCACGAACACGACGCGGGTGCGGAAGGCATTTGTCAACGTGTTCGTCAAGGACATCGTGGGCGGGGGCGATTATACGGCGCATCTAACATGGGACAGGGCCGGGGTTGGTCAGTTCTACGAGAGTCTCAAGACAACCAAGACGGTGGCGGCGGGCGTGACGACAACCTGCTTTGAATCCATCCCGCTTGTCTTGGACGCGGCGGCAGTGCTGAAAGTCTATTTGCTTGGCCGGGCGGGTGATAATGTCAACGCGGTGGACATCATCACAGATGTCTACGAGGAGTTTGTTGCCACGGACGCAAGCGGCCTCATATACCTGTCGCCCGTCCAAGGGCCAGTTGAGTTCGGGCAAGTCAAGATGCTGTGCAACGTCGCCAACGAGGGGGCGCTGCATTGCGTCAACACTAATGCTCTTGGGCGCGGGATGCACACCGAGGGAGTCCAGAGCGGCCAATACAACACAGGAACCGGGGCCGGAGGGAATGGACAGGTCAACATTGGCGTTGATACTGGACAATACAACAACGGCGTGGTGGAGGGCCAATATAATTATGGCGGCTCTGCTGGCATGAGGAACAGTGGGGGGTTTGCGGGCCAACGAAATGAGGCCGCCATGCTCGGAACGGCACTAGAGTGCGTCGGCGGTGTATCTGGAGCACTCTTCCAGGGCACATCTGACTACGGCGCCCAGTTCATCGGTGGCACGGCCCCGACAGACCCGGACTGGATGGCGGCGCTGACGACCATCATCGACCGCATCGGAGCATTTACTGGCGCGGGGCTGAATACTGTGCTTGGATTCTTCCAGGCGTTGGGCCGCAAGTCGGGGGCCATCACGCCGGCTGACATGGGCGGCACCTACGACAACCAGACTGACAGCCTGGAAGCCATAGAGGATGACGTGGCCGGCATCGGGGGCGACCCGTGGGCCACATTCCTGCCCGGCGCTTACGTGGCAGGTCAGGCGGGCTTTATACTCGACGACATCCTGGGCTGCACCTGTGGCGGCGGGGCGATTGCCTTCACCTACACCGTAACCGATGCAGGGACGGGCTTGCCGATTGACGGGGTATGCGTGTGGATTACGACCGACGTGGCCGGGACAAATGTCATCTGGATCGGACATACGGACGCCTTTGGGGTGGCGCGAGACAACGCCGGAAACCTGCCGATGTTAGATGCTGGCACTTACCAATTTTGGCGGCAATTAGCGGGATTTGTGTTTGCAAATCCCCAGGCTATGGTGGTGAGCTAGGAGGGCATTATGCCAGACAGCGGATCGGGAACCGGAACGCAAGTCATCCCCGGCGTGTGCCCTCCCGGCGCGGCCTGGAGCCTGGACAGCCTGCCGGCCTGCCGGGCCATCTCCCTGGCCCGCTACATCAAGATCACGATGATCGACGAATGCGGGTTCTGGGGGGTGTTCTACGACGGCCAGCCACAGAGCGAATGCCGCACGATCTGGATTCAGTCCGAGCGCGACATGGTGGACCGCTATCTCCAGGAGGCGCAAGACGAGATCGAGCAGGTGATCAACTATCCGCTATGCCGGCGGTGGTTCACCGAGAACGTCCGCTACACCTGCCCGATTCAGGCCAGGTGGGGCGAGGTCGTGGCCGGCGGGGTGGCGGCGCTGTCGAATATCGCCGTGGGGTCGGTGATCAACTATGCCACCGAGCCGGCGGTCGTCGGGCCGATTGCTACGACCGTCACCGACCCGGACGAAATCAGGGTCTACTACCCGTCCGCTTCTTCGACGGAGTGCATTGAGATTACGCCGTCGCGGATCGTCCTGTCAGGCGGATCGCTGACGCTCTATATCCCCCGCTGCCGGATGGTCGATCCGAGCGTGATGAACAACGACCGGGCCGGACTGGACTATAACGACTTGAGCAACTTCCTGGCGGCGGTGGACGTGCTGCGACTGTACAACGACACCTCGGAGAATGCGGAGATCGTCTACCCGCACGGCTGCTCGGGGAGCTGCTCGTTGTGCGGTGAGTACACCCAGGACGGGTGCATCTACGTCCGAGATCCGCGCTTGGGCATCCTGGACGTGCAACCGGCGACGTACTCGGGCGGCGCATGGTCTACCGGTGGACCGTCGTGTTGCAACCGATCCCCAGAGCGGACGCGGCTGTACTACTATGCCGGCAAGCACCCGTTGACCAGGCAGGAGGAAGATGCGGTGGTCAGGCTGGCCCATGCCAAGATGCCGGATGAACCGTGCGGCTGCGACGACATCCGCCGGCTGTGGGCCAGGGACAGGCACGTCCCGGACATTTTGACCAGAGAGAGGCTTAATTGCCCCGTGGGGCAATCGGACGGATCCTGGGTGGCCTGGAGATTTGCGCAGCAGATGAAGCTGGTCCGGGGAGGGCTTCTGTGAGATCAACCCCGCCGCTCCAGGTTCGGAAAGCGAATATGGGGCTAACGTCTAGGGTGGTGCGCCTGCCTGGAGCGGCGGGGATGGTTATTGTGAGGGAGGGCTAGGCTATGGCAAACGGTAAGATTCTGTGGTTGTTTGCCGATGGGTACGAGGTCATAATGGCCAAGGAGGCGCCCATCCTGCGAGCATACGGCATGGTCGGAAACTGCATCGTAAACACCAAAACCATCGGCAACACGAACAAGATGTCGCTGGCGGATCTGACCGTGCTCTCCGGCCTGGGTTGGGAGATAGGGTCACACGGCTATACCCACGTCAACCCAACGACGCTGCCGGATTCGCCACCCAACCCGCTGGCCGGGAGTTTGCAACAGCACCTGCAGGCCAGCCGGACCTGGCTTCTCGCCAACGGATTCAGCGGAGCGTTCTATGGCCCGCCGCTGGGATGCAGCGCGCACGTCAAAGCCAAGGCGTTGACAGCAGGCTACACCCAAATCGTCCAGGAAAGCCTGGACGTGACCTGTACCGTTCTGCCCGGCGGATGGACCTATTCCTGGACGAACCAGGAAACTTACGACCGGCTGGAATTCGACGCGGCGCTGGCGGCGCTGATTGGAAACCCGACCTACATCCTGTTCGCCTGCTTTGCCAAGGTTGGGCCACCGCCCGTGCCGGAGACGGGGGAGTTCGAGGCGATGGTTGCTCAGTGCGCCTGCGCCGGCATCGGCTGCACTGTGATGAGCGCGCTATGATCGTCATAAAGGCCATCAAGCCGAAGCCGATCAATCTGGCAGTGTTCCAGAAATACGCCACGGAAGCCGTCCGGCGCACGGTAGACACGGCTAACACGGAATTCGCCAAGACCTATGCCACCTGGGACAACAAGCCGCCCTTCACCAAGACGATCAAGGCAACTGGGTTGAATGTCGAGGGCGAGGTCTTTACGACCGATCAGGTCTATGCCTGGGTAAACAATGGCACGCCGCCACACCTGATCCCCAAGGCCGGCCCCGGCTTGCTGGCCTTCAGCGAGGGCTATACCGCTAAAACGATGCCGGGGGTGCTCTATTCAAGGTCGGGCGGTTCATTCGGGAACAAGGTGATCGGCGTCATGCAGGTGCATCATCCAGGCACGAAACCGAGGCTATTTGACAAGGCCGTGGCCACATACACCAATCCATGGTTCAAATACTGGGGTGACTATTACATGAAGATAGCCGCAAAGGAATCGGGACACGCACTATGAAGACCATCACGATCAAAGGCAAGTCGGCCCTCGTCGAGCACGGGGGCCAGCGGGCAATCGTGCCCGCGTCGGAGGCGGGCAACCCGGAGGCGCTGGCGCGTGGCGTCCCCTATGGCCTGCCGTGGGAGGAAGTGATCGCAAGCGTTGGCCTGAATGCTACGCCGCAATCGCTGGCGGGCGAGTTGCGGAAGCGGGGCATCTGGACGGCCGACGACCTGCGGCGCAATGTGAACGCCGCGCTGGGAGCAATCCAGGCGGTGTACGGATTGGACCTGGCGGCGCTCATCGGGGCCGCTAACAGATTCGAGGGAGGTAAGAATGGCTAAAAAAGATTACCTGATGGCTGGTGAGGCCAGTCTGTGGGTACAGCCTGACGGCCCCAACACGGAACCAAAGTTCCTGGGTTGCCACATGGTGGGCGACCTGACGGTGCCGAAAGGCGACAAGACCCTGCGCTACTGCCCGGACCCGGCGCGGGCAGGGAAGTACAAGAAGGCGTTTTCGTTCCGGGGCGAGCCGGGGCCGGTGACGACCTCGATCACCACGTTCCTCAAGAAAACCGCCGACTGGCTGGAGATCGTCGCCGAGCAGGATTGCCCGGTGGCGGTCTACATCCACAAAGTCACCTGCGGCCGGCGCGACGTGTTCACGAGCTTTGACCGGTCCTTCGATCTGTACCCGGCGGACATCACCAACGAGAACTACACCGCACTGGCGTCACGCGAGCCGGGAGACGAGGCGCCGAGCGAGTACGCGACAGACATCTCGGGCGACGAGATGTACCGGCCGCGGGCGCTGACCGTGGCCCGGCAGTCGATTGCCGAGACGACCACACTGAACGACATCGCGTTCTGCAACCAGAAAAAGTGCGCGGACTCGTGCGGCGTAGCGGCCGACCTGGGCGAGTCTGGCTGGGCGGTGGGCGAAGCGCCGTCCGGGAGCCCGGCGGCGCACGCCGATACCTGGCACACCTATGACGGCGGTGGGGCCTGGACTTCGCCGGCGGCGCACCCGTTCGACGCGGGTGAGGATCTGATGTCGGAGGTGTGCTTCCAGGTCGGCAAGGGCACGACCCGCAAGCTGGTGGCCAGGGAAGCCGATCCGGCCAACCCGATGGAGATCGCCTACTCGGACGATGACGGCGCGACCTGGACCCGCGTCACCGTGGGCACGGTCGTCAACCAGGGGGCGATGGGCCAGGGGGCGCTGTTCGCCCTGGACATGTACCACATCTGGCTGGTCGTGAATGACGGCTACATCTTCTTTTCCGGCGACGGCGGCCTGACCTGGACGCCGCAGGAGGAGGGGGTGGCCACAGTTCAGGACCTGTGGGCCGTGTGGTTCTCGGACGAGAACAACGGCCTGGCCGTCGGCGCGGCCGGCGTGGTACTCTACACGATCGACGGCGGCACGACCTGGAGCGTCGGGGGGATCCCGGTGGCGGCCATCCTGGGCTGCGTGACCGACAATGCCGGCGGGGCGATCTGGTGGGTTGGCGCATCGTGCGGCGACCTATACTTCTCCAATGACCAGGGGCTGACGTGGGCGCAGCGGGCATTCGGCGAGGATGGAGTGGGAAGCGTCCGTGATATCCAGTTCTCCAGCCCGCTCGACGGCTTTATGATCCACGACAATGCCACCCTGGTTGGCGCGGTGTGGCAGACGATCGACGGCGGCTACGACTGGTCAAAGTTGACCACGCCGACCAACACTGGCCTGCGCGCGCTGGCAGTGCTGTCAGAGAATCTAGCCTTCGCCGTCGGCAGGCCGAGCGGGGGAACTGCCGTCGTGCTCAAGGTGTCTGGATAACCGGGAATCGCCCGGCCAGAATAGGCCCGGCGGGGCGGGGTGGTCCCCCTTCCTCGTCCTGCCGGGCCGACAAGTCCCGGCATCGTTGTGCCGGGACAAGGGGGGGATATGACAGAGATCGTAACCAAAGACGGGCGAGCGATCCCGCTGCGCCCGGTCGGCAGGCGGTACGTCGAGCAGATCATGGCGAAGCACCCTGTCCCAGACGCACCGACTTATACGGCGACTATAGCGGGCGGGGAGACCCAGACCTTTCCACACGACGAGACGACGCTGAACACGCCGGAGGAGTGGGCGGCCTGGCGCAAATACGAGGCGGACAAGGCGCAAGCCATCTCGGCCATGTGGGGTGCGGTGTCCGAGTTCCTGATCTGTCGGTGCGTGGTCCTGAGCCCGCCGCCGGTCGAGCAGTGGAGCATCGACTTTGCCGAGTGGGGGCTGACCCCGCCGGACGCCTCCGATCCCAAGGCCCTCAAGGTTTTCTGGGTCGAGAACGAGCTGGTCCCCGACCCGGACGATCAGGGGGCGCTCATGGGCGAGTTGTACCGCATGGGCGGCATCGTCGCGGACGGAAAGGTCAAGGAGTTCGAGGCATTTTTTCGGCTTACGCTGGCGCGGCTTACCTCTGGAAAATCAGGAAGTGCTGCTGCCGGCGGATCTGCGGGTGCGGGGGCTTGAGGGAGGAACGGGCACCTATGAACGGGCGATGTGCGCGTGGGATGTCGGACAGAGCCTGCCAGAGTTCGAGGCCAGGCCACAGGACCAGCAAGATTGGCTCCTGGCGATCTGGCGCACCAAAGGCAAGCTCGACCGCATCCGGGCGATTGACGCGCGCAAGCCGGGGCGGACGGGGATAGAACAAAGTGACTGAGAAAATCGGCCTAGCCGCGATCTTCCAGGATCAGGGCTTCACTGCTGGCATAACCAAATATAACACCCAGGTACAACAGGCCACCACGGAAACCGAGAGGCTGGCAGCCGCCACGTATTCTAAGTTGGCCCCCGGAACGCAGTTTGCCGGCGACAAGTTGTCTACCATGACCCTCGATACCAGCGGGGCTCACCAGGCGCTTGACGAATTGAAGGGGTCCACAGAGCAGACTGCCGGCGGAATGAAAATGCTCACTATGTCAACGGTCGCCTCCGTCGCTGCCGTCGGGGGAATGGTTGCGGCGGCAATCGGGACCGCCATCGCCCTGATCAAGATGGGCTCCGAGATAGAGCGGACCCAGAACGCCTATGATGACCTGACCGCGCGGATCGGGGTAGACTCGGACGCGATGCTGGCGGCGGCGGACAAGGCAGCCGGCGGCACAGTCGAAGATCACCGGATCATGCAGGCCGCCAACAAACTGATGGCCTCCGGGGTGCAACTGAGCGCGGCGGACATGGCGACCGCGCTCGAGCTGGCCCGGCTGAAGGCACACCAGTTCGGGATCACCACGGAGGAGGCGTTCAACAAGATCGTGGCCGCCTCGCAGAAAGGCGCGTCCAGGGGGATTCGGGACATCGGCATCTATGTCAATATGTCCGATGCTATGGACGCCACCGCCGAAAGTTTGGGTGGCCTGGCCGGACAGCAGGCGGAATCGGAGCGGGCAACGGCGGCCTGGACCGCCATTATAGCCGAGGGACGGCGGCAACTGGCAGAGTATGGTCCGGTCGTGAGCGACACGGCGGACAACTTTGAGAGATTCGACGCCAATGTAAAGGAGGTCAAGGACTCTGTAGGGGCAGCGGCGGTCACGGCATCTGGAACCGCTGACAAGATAGTGGTGATGGCAGAGGCGGCCATGTCCTGGGTCGGGGCGGCTATCTCTGGCAAGAACGCGGGCGACGCCTTCAACGAAACCATGCTGCGCGGGGCCGGGGCGTCGGATGCGGAGGTCGAAGCCTGGAAGCGGTCCAACGTCGTCGTGCAAGAAACCGTGTTCTGGATGTCTACTGAGTTGGCGATCAGGCAGGGCCTGTTAGCACTCCAGCAGAAAAGCATCGACATGGCCGGGCAGGAAGGGATCGCCCTCAAGGGACTCGCCGCCGCAGAGGACCTGATGGTGCAAAGCGGAAACGCACTCCTGGTCGCAGGAAAGGTGGAAGAAAAGAAGGCGGATATTGCCGCCAAGGCCGCGCAGGACATCATAAAGGCGCAGGACAAGGCGGATGCGGACATCTCCAAAGCAAACGCCGATCTGGCCGGCGACCTGTCAAGGCTGTGGTCCGATTACACCGCCAAACGCGCGTCTCTCATGCAAGACATTGCCAACGTAGATGCCAAGCTGGCGGCAGACCTGCTGGCCCTGGAAGTCAAGGCCGCCGCCGACCGCGAGAAACTTCACACCGATATGCTGCGGGCGATGGAGGACGCGGAGCAGGCCTACAACCAGGCCGTGACTGATGCGAACACAGACCTGAACCGCGACCTGGAAAAGATGACCATCGACTATCGCCAGAAGCGGGAAGACCTCCTCACGGACCTGAGCCGCGACATGGAAAAGATGGAGGCCGACCACCTGACCAAACTCGCGGACATGCAGGCCAAACACCTGGCCGATGCGGCAAGCATGGAGGCCGACCACCTGGCCGACATGGCGGCGCTGAACCAGGACTACCAGGAGAAGCTGCTGTCCATAGAACAGCGGTACGCCGACGAGCGGGCCTCGATAGAAGCAAAGTACAGACTGAGCCCGGCAGAGGATACGAGCAAGGCCAGGGACGCACAGCGCGAGACCTTACTTGAGGAACTGCGGGGATTGCAGGATCGCATCCGTCAAGGCGACGTGTGGGCGCGGGTCAAGGCCGATGCCATTCAGAAGCAACTCGACGAGCTGAAGGCTCAGGAGATTGCAGAACTGGATGCCCGCAAACAAGCCGAGATTGACGAGCTGAACAAGTGGCTTGGCGCGGAGCAAGCAGCCCGCGATGCCGCATACGTGGCAGCGCAGGTCGCAGCTGAGGCCGATTATCAGGCGCAACTGGCCGCCGAACAGACAGTGTACCAGGCGCAGCGAACAGCACGGCAGACGCAGTACGAGGAGCAGCTTGCCGATGCCCGCACCCAGTACGAGCGGGAAAAGGCTGACAGGCAGGCGGCATATCAGCAGGAGATTGCCGACCTGGCGCTGAAACTGCAACGGGCGAGAGAGGATGCCCAGGCAGCATACGCGCAGCGGCTCGCGGATCTGGATGTTCAACTGGCCGCCGAAAAGGCCAGGCTGGATCTCCAGGCCACAGAGGACAAAGCGCGGCTGGCGCAGCAGTTGGCCGACGAGCAGGCGAGCTATGAGTCCAGGGCCTACCAGCTACAGCAGGCCAACGCCGCCAGGATTGCCGAGATCACGCGATCGATGGAAGAGGAACGGCTGAGGATTCGCACCGAGGCGCAGCAGTCCGTGATAGACTACATCGACCAGATCAAGGGACTCGGGCCAGCCGCCCGGCAACTGCTGCTCGACCAGGCAGCCAACGACCTGCAACCGGCCCTCGACGACTGGGTGCGCAGGTTCGCCGAGTCGGGCGCCGCCGCTGCCAAGGCGGTAATGGACGCCATAGGCTCCCTGACCCACTCGCCTCCGCCGTGGGCAATCAAGGTCGGGGCGGACATTGCGCGGGGCCTGGACATCGGGCTCGGGGGCCTGAATATGAAAGGCTTGGCCGCCGGCCTGCAGGCCAACATCGGAGGGACAAGCCTGGACCTGGGCCGGCAGATGATCGGGGCGGGCAATACCACCAACAACTCGGTCGCCAATACCCGCAACTATAACCTGCACGCCAACTTCCCGCCGGGGTATTCCTACCCGGACCTGAAAAGCGCCTTCAGGCTGATGGAGATGACCGGATAATGCCAACAATCGAAGGCTGGTGGGAGTTAGAGACGGCCTATGGCGACATCTGGCAACTGGCCTGGCCGTCTGCTGGAATCCAGCGCATCGCCGGGATGGGCCTGCCGCCTGCCGAGTATGCCGCACAGAAGGCGCCGGGGCAGCATGGTTCGTCGCACCTGGGCTATGCGCTGAACGACCGCACGATCCAACTGTCCCTGCTGTGGCGGGGCGGGAGTATCGAATGCCTGCGCGACCGGCGCAAGGTCGATGTCTACCCCCACATCGGCTATCTGTACGCGCCGTTCATCCTGCGCCACAAGGGACTGGACGGGTTCATCCGGGAATTGCACGACTGTTGGTATGCCGGGGGCCTGGAGCGGGACAGTGACGCAATCGACGACATTGCCAAGGGCGAGACGGTCGCCATTCAACTCCTCGTCCGAGACCCGGTATGGTTTGACCCGACCGTCCGATCCTACACGGTGAATACGGCGCTGCTACTGACCGGCGATGAACTGATATTCGACACACCCGCCGGGATAGCGGGGCCAACGACCATTTTCAGCACACCCAACTACCTGACCTTCGGATCTAGCAGCATCAGCGTGACACTGGGGGCCGGACAGATTGCCACGCTGGGGGATTGGTACACTTTCCCGCGCATCGTCGTCATTGGACCGGCGAATCAGTTTGAGATCGAGAATATCACGGCGGGCTACACGATCACCTTCGACTACTACATTGCCGCCGGGGAGACCGTTACTTTTGACTTGCGTTATGGCTACAAGACGGTCACGAACCAGATCGGCACGAATCTGGTCGGCTACGTGCCGGCCACTGACGACCTGGCAAACTTTTGTCTGTGGCCCGTGCCATTGGCGGCGCTGGGCCGAAACACCATCCGGCTGTTTGCCGGCGGGGTGTCCAGTGCGACCAGGATTGCCATTAGCTGGTATGACCGCTATCAGGGGATATAAGATATGTCAGACTTAGTAACTTTGACAGGAAATAGTAGGCCGTGGGGCGGTCAAACCCCGACAAGTCCGGGCGACTGTGGTCCCTACACCGATGGCCAGTGGCGGGCAATCTGGCGCACCCTGTTCGACGGGACCCTCAACCGGGGGCCGCTGCTGCGCTTCGGCGGCGAGTGGGAAGTAGTGCAGACCGGGGCCGGGGCTATGTCGGTTGACGTGCAAGACGGGGCCGGAATTATCGACGGCGAGTGGGCGCAGAGTATAGCCGACACGACCCTAGACGTGGCAGCCAACGCATCGGGCATGACCCGCTACGACCTGGTATTCGCCTACTGGGACACCGCCTCGCAGACGACCAAACTGCGGATCGTGGACGGCGTGCCGGGGGCGGGGATCTGCCCGGTGGTCACGACCTACCAGGTGGCGGGGGTGTCGTGGGCCGTTCCCCTGGCCTGTGTTCGGGTCACGAACGGGGCGGCATCCATCGTCAACGCTGACATCACCGATACCCGCGAGTTCTGCCAGTTCAGGTTCAGCCCGGCGGAGATGGTGGACGGCGTGACGATTGACACCACGGCGGCAGGGCTAATGGAGGTAGCCGATGCCGGGGTGGATGAGAACAAGCTGACTGCCAGCGTAGCCGGGGCAGGATTGACAGGCGGCGCGGGCGCCCCACTGGCGGTCAACCCCGACGGCTTGACGATAGAAGCCGTGGCGGACGCGGTGCGGATTGCAGCCACGGCAGCAGGGGCCGGCCTGACCGGGGGCGGGGCTGCGGCGCTGGCCGTCAATGTGGACGCCGCGACCATTGTCATCGTGGGCGACACCTTGCAGGTGGGGGCCATCACCGCCGCGAACATCGCCGACCGGACGCGCACCTGTTGGCTCGGGGCGAGCCAGCTTCACGATACGGCGACTGATCCGCCGGCGTGGGATGCCATTGGGGCGCAGCCGGACTGTGCCGAAGGCTGGATTTGCCCGACAAACGTGGATCGGTACGTCGTGGGCCACTGGGCTGTCCCTGCGGACTTTGTTACCGGCGCCGTGTCAGTGAAAATCGTCTGGTCGCACACGTCGGGCGGGGCAGAGGTATGTCGCCTGATGCTCACCTACATCGACGCTTTCGGCTGTGGCGAGATGCTGACCGGGGGCACCACGTCGCTGATAGACGACTTTAACGCGGTGGCCGCGGATGCCAACAAGCGAATGTGCTCCATACTCAGCAGCACGATCATTGGAGTCGTTCCCGGCGACATGATCGACTTTACCGTTGGGCGCAACGGGAACCACGCCAACGACACGCTGGCCGGGGATGCCGTTCTCCTGGGCGTTGAGTTCTCCTACGTGGCGGATATGTGACATGAGCGATTCAGCGGTAATCGTCAGCCGGCCGTGGGGCAACCTGCCCTCCTACACCGACGCGGAGTGGCACGAGGTCTATGCCTCGCTGTTCGACGGAGACGTAGATCAAGGGCCGCTGTTCCGGTACGGCAATGACCTGGAGGTGACGCCGGGCGCGGGGATGTCCATCGTGATCGGGACGGGAGCAGGGCTCATTACCGGACTGTGGTTTGAGAATGTCGCAGCTCGGACACTGGCTGTTTCCCCCAACGCAACGGCCTTTACTCGCTATGACTTAGTATTCGCTCACTGGACGCGGGCCACCCAGGTTGTCAACCTTCGGATCGTGAATGGTACACCGGGGGCCGGGTCGTGCGATCCGGTTTCACTCTACCAGGTTGCCGGACCACCGATCAGCGAGTGGGCCATTCCGCTAGCCTGCGTTGAGGTTAAGCCAGGGGCAGTGTCTATCACTGCTGGGGACATTACCGACCTACGCGACTTTTGTACCTACAAGACCGACGTTGACGCCGTTGTGGACGGCGCGACCATCGACGACAGCGCGGCTCACGAGGTCTACATCCTCGGCAATTCCATCGACGAGAACAAGCTGGCGGCCTCCGTTGCGGGGGCCGGGCTAGTCGGGGGGGCCGGGGCGGCGCTGGATGTCAACCCCGGCTTTGGCCTGGAGATAGTCGGCAATCAGCTTCGCATCGCGGCGACCACTGCCGGAAATGGCCTGAGTGGAGGGGGCGGCGCGGCGCTGGACGTGAATGTAGACGGCACGACGATAGAGATCGTCGCCGACAAGCTCCAGGTCGCCGCCGACGCGGTTGACGCCGCAGACCTCCCGGACAGGGTTCGGCGTCTGTGGATTGGCGCGAATGAAATGCACGTCCTACAGGCCGCGCCGATGACGTGGGGGCGCTGGCCGGGCATCCCCCGGAGGCGGAGGGCTGGATATTCCCGACCGGCGCTGACAACTTCGTGGTCTGTTCTTTCGATATGCCGATGGACTTTTACCTGTCCAGTCCACAGGGGTATATCACTTTCGTCTGGGCGCACATCTATGCCGGGGCCGGGACGTTTACCGTCCGTTGGAAGTTCATCTACTCATTTAACAAAGCCTGCGGATCGTTGCTCACCGCCGGCCCGTTACAAGGGTGGGCCGTCGCTACCGGTGCGGTCACGGCGGCAACGAAAGACCTGCGACAGTGCAAGAAATCTGGCGACCAGGTGACGGGCCTTGCGCCACAGTACCACATCACAATGAAGTTGGGGCGCGAGGGGATCAACCCCGGCGACAACTATGCCGGCGACGTGGCGCTGCTCGGGTGTTACTTTGATTACGTGGCGGATATGTAGATGCCAGGAGAATACCGGATCGTCATCAAGGGACACGACGGGACACAGATTGGCGTCCTGCAACTGTACGAGTCGTTGACCTACCGCAAAGTCGTCAACGGGGTTGGCGAGGCGGTGCTGGTCGCCAACTACGGAGCCAACCCCGCGACCGACCTGCTGCTCGACCAGATCGTGACCGATACCATCCTGGAGGTCCAGCGGCGGGCCTCTCCTCTTCATCCCTGGATTGTAGACTGGATCGGCTTCCACCGCAAGCCCGACACGAACATAACCGACGTAGCGACCAAGCGAAAAACGTGGGGGTTCTACGACGCCAACCACCTGCTTCGCCGGAGAATCATCAAGCCGCCGGCGGACGGGTATGCCTATGGCGAGGGGCGCAAGGCCGGGTCGGATCGCTGGCTGGCAACCGGCATCCTGCCAAACATGTTGCGCGATCTGGTGCGCTGGCAGTGCGTCTACCCGGAAGACCCGTGGCGCGTGGTCAGTGGTCTGTATGTCCAGGACAACGAGGTAGCGGTCAGCGGGGGCGGGCTGCCCGGCCTGGTCTACGACGCCGGCTTGATTTCCAATGCCGTGTTTTGCTCAAAAATATGGCTGAACGATCTGTTCGCCGGGCTCGACATCGGGGCATTCAACGAGTTGATCCGCACCCCAGACGGGGATACCTGGACCGTCCAGGCCGTCGACATAAACATGGCGGGCATATATGCCCTGGAAACCTTTGACGACGGGCCAGGCGAGCGGATGTATGCCGGCTGTGGCCTCCAGGTTCTTACCGGGTGGAGCGAGGTGTGGCGCTCCGACATCGGCTCGCCCACGGGATGGACAAACGTGCTAGACCCCGCTGACCGATACGCGGTTATGGCCCTGTGCGTTCACGGCGGCCAGATATACGCCGGATTCGGCGGCGGGGCATATTACAGCGGGGGCATGTTCTACGGCCAGGGGGACATCTACCGATCCGCGAGCGGGGCCGCGGCGACCTGGGCGCAAGTGTTCGCTCCGGGCAGCGGCATGGGCCTGGGGGGCCTGTACGGATACACTCAGGGGTTGATCTCCTGGGGGGGCTTCATCTATGCCGCTACCTCCTACGTGCAACCCGCCTTCATGCTGGACTTGTACTCCTACTGGACGGCGCGCGTCCTGCGCTCTCCGACCGGGAACGTGGGAACGTGGTCGGTGGTCCTGGACGTGGCGGGACCAAAAGAGCCGGTGACGCTGCCCGGAGGGTCTACCCAGCTTATGCACCAGAGCCTGGACGGCTTTTGCTGTTTCGCTGTGTTCGGCGCTTACCTGTATGCCGGCATGGGCGACCGCTTCCACCCGTTCGCCAAGCGGGGTCGGATTTACCGCACCCTGGACGGCCTGACCTGGGTACAGGTGTTCGGCGACAACCTGATCGACCATCCCGAATACGCATCGCCGGGCGTCACGTCCTTAACCGTTCACGGCGGGGCGCTGTGGGCCGGCATGGGAGGCGACGGCCAGAACGACGGGGCGGTGTGGTGGTCAGACGACGGGGTGACCTGGAACAAGTCATTTGACGGTCGGGGCTACGAGTACAACATCTGCCACACGCTGCTCAGCTTCAATACCAACCTGTACGCCGGCATGGGCTATGCACCCCTGTCCGGGGCGCGGGGATACTACAGCGGCAACCCGACCGACATGGGCGATATATGGCGCATGACAATCGACGGCTGGGATGCCCCCGATTGGTTGCAAGACTCTGGCGGCCGCTGGCCCGAGCTGCTCGACATTCTGGGCGAATCTGCAAATGGAGTAGACGACTGCGACTTTGGCATCACGCCGGTCAATTACGGCGGCATCATCCAGGAGTGGCTATTCAGCGTCAAGCGTCCGTGCTGGGGGACAGACCGCCGCTCCACCTCGCCAAGTCCGACCATCTTCTCCATCAACCGGGGAAACATGGCCGATCCGGTCTACGTCATCGACAGGTCCAACACGGCCACAGCGGTCTACGTGACCCAGATTGGCGAGGGGCAAAACCGGGAGAGCCGTGAGTTTGTTGACGTGGTCGAAATGAGCCTGTCGCCCTGGAATCGCATCGAGGCTGTCGGGGACCTGCAAGGGATCGACTCACCGGGAGAGATGTACGTCCAGGCCCAGCAGCTGGTCGAGGAGCTTGGGCCAAAGAAAGCATTTTCATTTGTGCCGCTGGAGACACCGGCGACTCGCTACGGGGTAGAATGGAATCACGGCGACTTGGTTACGGCATACTTTGACGGCTTGGCGTTTCACTGCAAAATCATGGAGGTAGTGGTCACGCTGGACAACAATGCCGGAGTCGAGCAGATCAGGCCCACGTTCAAGTTGCTGGAGGTGATATGAGCGACGACCTCGGAGACATCCTGCAATCTGCGCTCAAGACCATATCAAAACTAAACGACCGGGTGGAGACCCTGGAGGCGCAAAGTCGGGCATCCGGCAACCAGGACTGGGGCGCGCCGTCTACGATGGGATGGGTACACCCGACCTCGCCGCCGTCTACGTTGGTCACGGTCGAGCGGGGGCTATACTGGGCCTACTACATCAACAGCTATACGTGCCTGACGGAAATAACGCCCTATGGCTGGCAGACCCAGAATGTCGAGGTTTCGGGCGCGGTGTTCACCAGTCCCTACTATTTCCAGTTCTGCATCCTGTTGTACTACCCCGGCGGGTTTGTCTTTCATTGGGGCGCCGCAGACGGGTTCTATGAGGCGGAGACCTATGAAGAGTGCCTGGCCGACTTGGAGTATTCGCTGACGAATGGAATGCTGAGCATGGGAAGCGTAGACCCCTACATCCCGTTGTGTGCGCTCATCGTCCGCGACGACAACGCCGGGGGGGTAATGCCGGTGACGCTCCACGACAGGAGCCAGAGTTCCATTGCGATCCGCGACCTGCGGCCCTGGTTCACAGCCATGTACGGAGATTGCTCGTGATCTACTACATCGCCAGAACGCTGGGAGCGACGGCGCGGGGGGTTGGGATTCTGCGCAAGCTGGGGAGCGGGACACTGGTCACGCCCTGGCCACAGATCGCGCGCCTTGAGCGCATCCCCTGGTTCGGAGGGATACCCGCTGGGCTGCCTGGAGATGTGCTGGTATTCGACGGGGTTGCAGTCAAGATGCTCCGGGCCGGGCGGTCTATCGCCCTCTACAAGCCCGGCAGCAAGGGGCCGGCGGCGGACCTCGCCATCTCCTTGGAGCGCCCGGTGTTGGCCCGGGATAGGTCAGAACTCGACCTTAGCAGGGCCGACAAGTGGTGGCGAACGCCGCTCAGGGACTGGCGGCGGTCGGTCGGTCCCCGAGTGGTGGTATTCGAGGACGTGCCGAAGGTCCGCAACCTGGAGGTTGTCGGAGGGACCCTGGCGGAGATCCACCTTGCCGCTCCTGACGGCCGGTTCGTGTCACCGTTCCCGCCCGATCATTTCTACTGGCCGGCCCAGGCAGTGATAGCCACGGCTGACACGGTGACGGGCGGTGGACAGGTGCAAGCCGAGGCCGTCGGAGAGAACTATGCCACGGAGATCGCCGAGGAGATAGCGCGGTGGCTGTGAACGGGATCATCCTGGTGGCCTACGGCGAAAAGTACCTGACCGAGCTCGGGCCATGCAGGGCGCGGATCGAGGCGGTATGGCCGGACGTGGCGATTCACGTTTTCCAGAGTGAGCAGGAAACCGATCCGCACATGCTATGCAAGATCGACTCCATCCTGGCGTCACCATTCGAGCGGACGATATTCATGGACTGCGACTGCTACCTGGTCGAGCCGATTCCAGAACTCTTCGAGATGCTGGATCACTTCGACATTGCCATGCCACAGGAGAATTACCGGGAGTTGTACTCCATAGATGTCCCGGGTTGCTTCCGCGAGTACAATGCCGGGCTGATAGCCTGGAAGGGGTGCGATGACCTGTTCACAGACTGGCGGCGGCGGTTCTTGCAAGACAACGCCACGCGCCAGCAAGACAGGATGCCCCGCTGGTTTCCGTGCCAGCCGTCCTTGAGAGAAGCGTTATACTACAGCGGCGCGCGGCTTGCCACCTTGCCGGTCGAGTACAATTGGCGCGGGATTGGTTATGTCAAAACTGCGGTCAAGATTGTTCATCGGCACGGCGGGGCCGAAAGGGAAGCGATCCGCATTAACGCTAAGATCGGGAGGATTCGACAGTGACCGCCGTGCTGATCGCCGCGCTGTCGGTGCTCCAGACGATGCAGGGACAGGCGACCTATTACCGGCCCGGCCTGATGGAGCAGGTGGCCAGCAATCGAGGGGTGGACTTGAGCGGGTATGCCGGCGGCGTGGCCCTGAACGACTGCGGCGAGCTCGGGGCCCGGGTGTGGCTGGAGTGGGGACCGGGCGAGTTCACCGGGCCGCATAGGTCGGTTGATTGCGCCGAGGGTGCGGACCTGGCGAAACGGAAGGCCCAGGGCCGGGTCGTGGAGGTGGACGCCGATCTCGCGCGCGCGATGGGGTTCTACGGGGTAGGGCCGCGGTGGGTGGGGGTGTGGTTCAGGCCGCCGCCCGATATGCCGGTGTCCTATTG